CTCCTGCTAATCCGCACATGTAACGTAAACCCTTTGAGTTTCGGCACTCTTGGCGTTACTGGCTTTTTACTCGTACCACTTTTGTACCACTATCCAACATTTTCAGCTTATCAAGCTCCGCCCAGTCGTTGGGCGAGCTGATCCACTTGGCATAGGTGGAGAGCAGCACCTGCACGCTATGCCCGAGTTGCGCGGCGATGAATGCCGGGTTCATGCCGGCCATCAGGCACATAGTCGCGTACGTGTGGCGCGTGTCGTACATCCTGCGGCGCCTGATACCAAGCTTCCGCAGTGCTGCCAGCCAGTAGCGTTTTTGACTCGTCTCGGAGCGGATGAACATCTCCGAGCGGTCACCCGTCCCACTGGGCGCGAACACGTAATCTGAACGGGCCTCGGTGAGCGGTCTGGCTTTTTCGAGCGCATGCAGTGCCCGATCGTTCAATAAAACTTTCCGTGAGCGCTTCGTTTTGGTGCGATCCTGGATCACGCCTTTGATCTGAATCCGGCACACATGGGCAGTCTTCGCCCGCCTGTCAATCTCTCCCCAGCGCAGAGCCATCACCTCTCCAGGCCGCATGCCGGTGTAGAAACAGAACTCGAAGTAGGCCGCGTAAATTGCCGTCAAACCGCTCGTCGTTTCGTACAGGTGAGCGATGATCGAGTCGGCCTCTTCTTTGGTGAAGGGGTCGACCTCACGCTTCGGCACCTTGGCGCCCGGGATGGAAAGGGCAGGGTTTCGAACGATCAGCTCATCCGTGACCGCCTGCTGGAAGATCGACACCAGCAGGCCGACCACGCCCTTGCGGCGGATCGGGGAAGTCCACTTGATGTCGTTCATGATCTTGCGCAGCTGAACAGAGGTGATCGTGTCGATCGGCCGTTCGGCCAGGTAAGGAATCCAGTACACCTGCAATGCGGACCTGTAGTTCTTCCGGGTGCCCTCTACGATCTGCAAACTGTTGAGCCAGTCCTGCGCATAATCGAAGAAGATCGGGGTTGTTTGCTCCTGAACCGCCACGCTGCGGGTATTGGGGAATAGCTCGGCGTACTTCTCTGCCGTCAAGGCGCCGAGCTTATCCAGGCCTTTTACTTGAGCACGTAGACTCGCTGCTGCTGCGATCCCTTTCGCGGTCTGAGGGAGGGGGAGCGTCTCGCAGCACCGCTTCTTGTTCCAGGTGAAGCGAATTCGGATTGAGCGCCCGACAAGCTCGACTCCGGCCGGCAGGTCCACAGGCTTTCGATCCATTCGTCATATCTCCTTTTGCTGTACATAATCCTGCCGTTGATCTTCATCCACACCCAGTTGGGGATGATGCCTTTCTCACGCTTGCGCTGAAGCGCCTTCGCTGTACATCCCACCAACTCGCCCATCCGTTTTTCGGTGACCTTGTCGTGCGCATGGTCTTCGGGCAGATTTTCTGCTGCTGCCATCTCTATTCCTCCTGGCGCGTCAGGTTTTGGTTGTCACGCTGATCTGTCACGTCATCCCAATCCCAGCTCAGCTTCGGGTCAATCGGCGGGTGCGCCTGCAGGGTATGCAGGTCCAGCAACGTGAAGTGGCCGTCCATCCAGCCGGCGGTGTCGATGTGGTAGACATTGCCCAGCACCGCCGGGCGCCGAACCGGGGTATGGCCGACCACCACCGCCCGTACACCGCCGACGCCGTGGTGCTGCTCATGGGTGATCCTGCTGCGCGACCACTGCACGGCCTCCTCGACATTGCGCATGCCCGGCATGCAGCCCTCGGCCCAGGACTGGAGCATCTGCCAGGTCGGGAATGGGCAGTCGGCGTGCACGATTCCCACCAGGCCCTGGGGCGTCATGACCTCGATGATCAGCGGCAGGTCGGCCAGCAATTCGACATAGCAGGCCTGCTCGACACTGGACCGGGCGTAGAGCCATGCGCCGCCGTTGGACAGATGCACTTCCGCTATGCGGCCTGCTGGATCAAGGCGGTATGCCTCGACTGCCATCTGCTCGTGGTTGCCGCGCACGGCATGGAACCATGGCTTGGCCAGCCAGGTGTCCACCTGGTCAGACTCAGGCCCGCGGTCGACCAGGTCACCTACGGAGAACAGCCGATCAGTGGCAGGATCAAAGCTGTTCGCGTCCAAGGCGCGCTGCAGGCGGGTAAAGTGCCCGTGAATGTCGCCCACCGCGAAGTCGCGGCCGGCGTTGTTGATTGGGAATCGCTGCAGAATCATGGTCGCTCTCCCATTGCCTGCGTCATCAGCAGGTAGGTCTTCGGTGCGCGGCGGCCTTTGCACCAGTCCAGGCCGACCTCATCAAGAAAGCACCGGCAGATTTCCTCCCAGCGATTGGCCAGGCCTACCCACTGCTCCCCGCGCTGAGCCATCTCGCCCATGCGCGGCTTCCACTCGGGAATCAGCTCTAGCAGTTTGATGCAGCGGTTCAGGTCGTCAGGATCAAGTGGATAGTCGAAGTATCCGCACTTCGGCGTCAGCCCCAACATGTGATCGTGAATAGCCCGCGAAGACATGCCGACCTCGCCGTCACGCATCCAAGCCGAGGCACGCTGCTCGACGGTCTTGTCAGCGCCTGGCATGGTGGTGTCGTAGCCCAGTGGGCAGCCTGCCGCCTCAATGGCGTCTACGCATGCCTGCTCGAACTTTTTCTGACTTACCCGGCCCTGCATCAGGTCATTCATGACCGGGGTGATGGCGTCCAGCTGGCGCTGATTAAGCTTGTGACCCTGCAATACAATGCTCATGCCTGACCTCCCGCCAGCGCCGCCAATTCAGCCACCAGCGCATCGGCCCGCCCGTAGAACTTGCCGGTGTCCTCGTTCACGAACCGTTCAAGGACGGTGGCTACCGCCTGCTGGTTGGCCAGGCCGCGCAGATCGGCGATGGGCACGGCCGCGTCGGTCGATGGCTCGTGCACGAAAGCCTCCTGGCTGATCAGCAAGGTGCGCACCGGCCTGATGCCCTTGCACTTGCTCACCCAGTTGGTATCAGGCACGCACCAAGGCAGCATGTGCAGGCACCAGGCAGTCGCTGCGTTCTCCTTCTGGCTGCTGGTCCAGTATTCGCTAAGGCCGAATGCCTGGGCCGCGCCCCTGACCGTGTACGACCCGTCGTGACCCCATTCTGGAAGCTGCAAGAGATTGCAGCGCAGCACCTGCAGCTCTTCGATGGAAGGGATGTGCCAGCCCCAAGTGCCACGGATGTTCATGCCCAGAACCTTGCGGGCAATAGCGCTGCCCTCGGCGGCCATGGCTTGGGTGTTGGCCATTCCGTCGAAGCGGGACGTGGCGCCACGGATGCGTGGGCGCGGGCCTTCCTCCTGCCACCAGTGTGCGGCGACTTCAAAGTCCCGGCCTGCATCGATAACCGCGTGCTCGGCGCCGTCGAAGAACAGGCGCCCGGCGAAGAAGCCACCACCAAGGGGCTGGCCCACGGCGGGTAGGGCGGCGGGGTTGATTGTGCGGCGCTTGGTCATGCCGGCAGTCCTCCCGAGGCGATGAGGTTTCGTGCAATGGCCACCATGCCGTCATGCTCAATGCTCTCGGCCTTTGCGGCGTAATCCAGGACGCGCAGAGCCTCGGCCTTGTCGCGTGGCTTGATCTCCGACAGCAGCCCCTGGACAAACCATTCGCGCGCGATTGCCTCATGCATCCCATCACCCCATTCGCCGGCAGCATGACGCAGGACATACAGCCGGCCCCAGTACGCAATCTCGTACAGGCAGTCATCGAGGGTGCTCGGCATCAGATCGGCGTGCTTGCGGAAACGCTTGGCCACCTGGGTCTTGTCGTTTTCGAAGTAGCTTTTGAAGCCCTTGCAGCGTTTCAAGGCCTTCTCGCAGAACTGCTCGGCGGGAGTGTCTTCGAAGATCGACTCGCCTTCGAAGCGGGCCCGAGCCTCAGATGCCAGGGCGACCTTCTCCAGCGAACCCTTGGCCAGCCCCTCAATGTCGGCAAAGCCGAACGAGAACATCACCGCAAAGGGGTTGTTTCCGCTGGTGCGCTTCACGTAGTCGACGTACCGCTGCTCAATCTCCTTGAGCGGCGTCTTGATCTTCTTGGCTGCTTCCAGAGCAGTGGTAACAGCTCCGGCCTGGCCCGTCTTGATTACGTCGCGCAGCCACAGGACAGCATCCACTTCCTTGTCGCCTGTGACGACCTTCTGCTCGGGCAGAGTCCGGACTGCTGGCGCAGACTCTGCGCTCGGACGGATCGGCGGCAGGGTGAAGAGGGCGCGGTGCGCCAGGTTGTCAGTGAGCATTGGGTTCCACTCCGGATTCAGCAACGGCGCGCATGTGCAGCTTGATACCGCAGGACTTGGCCAGATCAGCCAATTTGCCGACGGTCGTGTTGGGATCTTGCAGGGCTTCCCCGAAGCGAATCAGGCGTTCGCCCAGCTGGCCCAAGTCATCCTGCAGGTGCAGGCGGGTGCTCGTAGTCATCATGCGGCTCATGGCTGCTGCTCCTGCACCACCTGCTGCTGCAAGGCCTCCAGGCGCAGGGCGGTGTCGATCTCCTGATCCAGCTCTTCAGCGGAGAGCCAGTTATCGCCGCGCACCACCAGCAGGTCTTCGTCGGGATCTTCGATTCGCTCTCGGTCACGCAACCAGCGGTACCGGCGAGCATCGGCCACCAGCTTGACGTGCTCGTCGATGCTGAACGCTGGCGCTTCCTCGACGGTACCTTCAGCCACGCGACGGGCGTGGATCTCTTCGCGGTCAACGATCACCCCGCGCGGGGCCTCAATCCCCAGACGAACCTGGCAGCCGTTAACCTGGGCCACGCTGACCCGGATGTTGCCGCCGATGATGACGGCCTTGCCGATGTTCCGGCTGAGCATAAGCATGTGAATCTCCTTATTTCGTGCAAGCCGGTGGCCTGCCGCGTTTGTTGGCTTTCGCAAAAATCAGGGTTGGATCAGGTCAGGCCAGCAGCGTCACGCCACCGCCAGGGCGCACTCCGCGCGCCGGGTTGCTATGCGGGTTTCAATCTTTCGCTCGCCGCTGTTACCGCCACGGCGGATGCGCATTGCATGGTCGTCGCCGATCATTCCGTGGATGGCCATGATCAGCGCCAAAGCAGTAACGGCAGGGCTGATGACGCCGCGCTTGAATGCCTCAGCAACCAGAGCAGCGCGGCGGGTTACGCCCCACTTTGTGCCCAGGGCGATCAGGCGTTTCTTCACTCCGTCTTCGCTGATGCCCAGGGTGCGGGCAGCCTCTTTCCCGGAGGCGCCACCAGCAATGGCCAGCAGGCATTCAAGCTCACGAGGGGCTGCGCCATGGCCAAGCAGGCCTTGCCAGTTGCCGAGGGTGATGGTTGCTGTCGTGTTCATGGTGGCGCTCCTTGCGGTGAGTGATGGAAGTAATATGTACCAATGGTTCAATTATGGCAAGAACCAAAAGTACATATTTTTAAGGCGCGCACAAAAAAGCCCGCGCTTTGCGGGCTTGGTTGAACTAGACAGCTACTCTAAAGCACAGATCTTGGCCACTTGGCATCAACGACTCGGCCTACGAGCACCCACTCACCATCCATTTCGACAGTTGGGAACGATGGATTTAGGGGCTTAAGGAAGGCCCTACCGGAATCCCAAATGAACTGCTTGAAGGTGGCCTCATTGGTGTCGATCATCTTGGCCACCACAAATTGGCTGCTCTCAACGTCGAACCCTGGAGCCACCAGGATCACCATACCCTCAGGGAATGACATGCCGTTTGGCGAGGTCATTGAGGGGCCTTTGACTTTGAGCCAAAACCCATTTGGTCCGGCCCAGGCGTCCGACGGATGAACCTCGCACGAAGCGACGTTCGAGATCTCTACAGCTTCCATTGGCATTCCGGCCTGAACCCAGCTTATTTCCGGGTATTCGTAATATCTGACAGGACCGGGAGCGGGCTCGACGTTAGCGTCAAAACCTGACGTTTCGTCAGTCATCCCACCCTTGCCGTATTCCAGCCATTCCACCCGAACTTTAAGCGCGTTAGCTAATGCAAGCATTTTCGCGCCGCCAGGCATTGACTCCCCATTCAGCCACTTGCTGGCTGCCTTTGGTGTGACGCCAATCATTTTGGATATGCGCGCCCCTGAGCCCCAAGACGGAATGTCTCGGGCGGCCAGTGCTTGCTTGAGTCTGGCAGCGAATGCGCTGCGCAATTCTTCTATCTGAACCATCCGTTCAATATTGCATGGGGTTGCATGTACTTTCAGTTCCGACATAGTATGTACTCAAGGTTCATATTTTCGCCGGAGACCCCATGCAATCCCTAAAGAAGGCCATTGATGCGGCAGGCGGTGTCGTAGCGGTAGCGCAAGCTTGCGAGAAGTCCCCGCGCGCCGTGTACAAGTGGCTTTCTGCAGGGCGATTGCCCCGGACCGAATACACCGGAGAGACCATTTACGCTCAGCGGATCTGCGATCTGGCGACGGCGAACGGCACTCCCATTGAGATTACCGTCTTACTGGCAAGTGCGCTCCCTACCCTGACGCAAACGATACTCCCAACTGCCACTCAGCACAGCTCCACTGGTGGTGCTGTGAATCCATCCAGTGTCGCACAGGCCTCCTCATGACGGCCTCGGCATCCCTGTTTTTGTTGTCTGGCTGACTTTTATCCGGGCAACAAAAAACCCGCCGTAGGAAGCGGGTTTCTCACGCCACTCTGTAGGAGGAGTGGTTACTTCGTAACGTCTTTGAATAGGAGACGGCGCTATGGCGCACCCAAAAAATACCACCGCGCAATCACCCGCGCAACCACCCAAGCCTCACTTGAGCGATCTCCGTAGCCGCTTCCGTGCGGCATATGGCGTTCACGGCATCGCCAGGATACTGCTTGAAGACTCAGCGGAGTCTGGCGAGTTGCTCAATGGGCGCGACCGAGAGGCCTTGTTGAGCGCCTTAGAGCACTGCGCAGAAACGCTGTACGCATATCACGAGCATGCCTATCAAGACGCGCTCCCTCATGCCGCAGAGCAAGGCGGTGCCCAATGACCGCCATCGTTGCGCGCACCCAGGGCTTCTTGATCTCTGGAGTGTCGCTCCAGGTCAACCAGGGAACCGGCTGCTACACCGTCATTGAGGCCGCAAGCTCAATCTTGTCGAGCGTGAATATCCTGCTCGGAAACCTCGTAAACGATGGGCCAGATAACGGCTGCGAAATTTACGGGATCAGGGTTTTGACCATGCAGTGCGAAGCGATGCTCGATTCAGTCGCTGTTGCGGTCCGCGCTGCCGAAGACCTCGCGCCACAAAACGCAACCTCTCCAGTTCGTGGCGCGGAGGTGACCCAATGAGCGCGACAACCAGCGACCTGGGCGAGAAGGTCATGGCCCGTCTGCGTGTTATCGAGGGGTTCGCCTCCATCCTTATGGAGAACGACAGCCTCAAGGGAGATGCGCAGGCCGGGTTCGCTCCTCAACTCGATCATCTCAGCGAATCCACCATCCATGAAGCGATGTACATGCTGGCCGACCAAGCGCAGGGCCAGCTGCTTCAGCTGATGAATGCCGCAGGGGGTGCCCAATGAAGACCCTTCAAAACATTGCTGATGAAGCCTACGACGACCTGATGGTGCTTCGGGAAAAGCTCAACGACTTCAAGACCATGTTCCTGGCTGTGAGCAAATTGCTGCCCGAGCCTGACACTGCAGGTCGCTTGGCCGGTATCGGGGCCATACAAGCCGAGGAGTGGGCGCGAAAGATGGATGAAAACCTTCGAAACCTTGAAGCCCAGCAGCCCGCCGCGCCACAAAAACCTGCCTCTGCAAAACGTGGCGCGGGAGGTGCAGCATGCTGACCGTGCGAACCGAACTCATGCCGATGCCGGTTGACGGCGAGATTGTGCATGACGTGACTCTCTCAGCAGAAGAGATCGCTAAGTTCAATGAGGCCCGTGAGGCGTTCCGAGCCATCAAAACTATCTACTGGTCAAAGGTCGTTCCTGGGCTTGGTGGCTTCGATAACCCGGTAGTGTGCGAGCTTGAGCGCCTTATGGAGCGAGTCGTCTTCGACACGCGCAATTTCCTGTACCCCCACCGCAACGCAGCTGCCTTCCATGATGCAAAGGATGTGGGAGGTGCTGCATGAGCAGCGTTATCAATTTCCCCGCAGCCCCCGCAGCTGAGGTGATCGACGAAGCCTTCTTCGAGAAGTTCGCCGATGCTGCCCTGCTGATGACGTGCTTCGAGACCGTCGCCAACGCCATCGAGGTGGTGGAGGAGGGCGCCAAGATCCATGAGCGCGACGAAACGCACGTCAGCCTCATTGAGGCATGCATGGCGCTGGCGGTGCTCTTCCGTAGGCGAACTGGCTATGCCGTGCAGACTGTTTCTGCTGATCACCTGGAGAAGCAGCGCCAGGCGCTATTGGCGGGAGAGGTGATCAGTTCGCTACCGATCCCTATCCGCCCGCCTGAGCTCAAGCCGTTGCCCGCGTCTGCTTTTGCCGGCCTGGCCGATCTGGAGCTGGCGCAGGCTGGATTCAACTACATCAGGCGTGTCGGTGAGCTCATCAACGGGAATTGCCCTCAGCTGGTTGAGCTAGACCTGGCGAGAGCCCACTCGGTTGACGCCTTGAACGCATACAGCCAACTGATTTCCCGGCTTGCTGGCAGTGCTGCGCAGGATGTGAGTGCTTCTCTTCCGGCCATCACCGGTCCCTCATCGGAGACCCTCCAATGACCACGACCCCAATCCATGCCCAGGCGCTCCGGCAGCGCGCTGGCGCGTCGATCATCACCGGGCCTATGCCGAGCTACAGCCGATTCAGGGAATTTCCAGAGCGAGAGCGCTGGGCGCTGTACGAATTGGCCAAGGCCGGACGCCAGTACTTGGAAGACAAAGGTTTCGTCATGGACGAGCCCTACGACGCCTTCGTGCGCCGCGTCTGCGCTGAGTTGGACCTCTGAACATGCATTACTACAAGTTCAACATCAAGGATTGGACGCGGGACACCGCGCACCTCTCCGTGGAAGAGGAGGGCGTCTACCGGCGCCTTCTCGACCACTACTACGAGAGCGAAAAGCCAATCCCACAAGAAACCAAGCCGGTTATCCGTAGGTTGCGACTGGCAGGCCACGAGGAAGCTGTTGTGGTCATCTTGGGTGAGTTTTTCACGCTTGAAGATGACGGCTTTCACCATCGCCGGTGCGACGATGAGATCGCGAAGTACCACGCGAAAGCGAGCGCTTGCCGGCAGAACGGGAGCCGTGGTGGTCGCCCGAAGAAACCCGAAGAAAACCAAAACGGTTCCCAAGATGAACCAAACCATAACCTTAACCAAGAACCACTAACCATTAACCAAGAACCAGAAGATCAAGAGCAGTGCGCCGCTAATGCGACGCCTGGTCAGGCTGAGCCAAAGCCGGATGGTCGGAAACGCGGCACTCGCCTGCCTGATGACTGGGCTCTATCGCCAGAACTGGCTGCATGGGCGAAAGCGGAAAGGCCTGAGCTTGATGATCGAATGGTCCAGGCGATGGCGGATTCGTTCAGGGACTTCTGGATATCCAAGACCGGCAAGGACGCCACGAAGCTCAACTGGGATGCGACATGGCGTAACTGGGTGCGTAACCAGAGGATCGGCGGCAACCAGCGCGCCAGCCCTGGTGCAGGCCAATCGCACCACACCGACCTCGACAAGATTGACCACACCGAGGGGCTGGTTCGCCAGCCTGACGGGACTTACCGGGTAGCAAGATCATGACCACTCCAAAAACTCTGGAATTCAAACCTGGCCAGTGCCGCGTGCACGGCGATTTCACTGATGAACTGATCGAGTCGTTCTCGGGCGACCACTTCTGGCAGGGCTGCACTCGCTGCCAATTCGATGCACTGCACTCGGCTGACGAGGCGATCCGCAAGCCGGCGCAAGCTTTGCGGCGCGACTTGGCGATGAACGTCAGCCTGATGGCCGCTGAAATCCCGCTGCGCTTCCGCGGTGCCACTCTGGACACCTACCGCGCCGAAACCGAAGGGCAGGCAGTGGCGCTGAACGAGTGCATTGACTACGTGAATGGCTTCGAGCGCAACTGGGAGCTGGGTCGCTCAATGCTGCTGCTGGGCAGCGTGGGCACCGGGAAGACTCACCTGAGCTGCGCCATTGCACAGCAGGTGATCCGCAGCTACGGAGCATCTGCGCGCTACACCATGGCCATCGAGATCATCCGCGATATCAAGATGACCTTCGACAAGAAGTCCGAGCAGACCGAGCGCGATGTGTATTCCTCCTTGCTGGCGCCGGACCTGCTGGTAATCGACGAGGTAGGCGTTCAACACGGCAGCGACTTCGAGCGCCAGGTGCTGTTCGAGGTGATCGACTCCCGGTACCGGCAGTTGATGCCGACCATCGTGATCTCCAACCTGGGTCTAGCCGGCCTGCGCAAGTGCCTGGGGGATCGCGCTGTCGACCGTCTGACCGATGCTGGCGGACCTGCTGTCCTGTTCACCTGGGCCTCGGCGCGAGGTGAAGCATGAGCGAACTGGTAATGGGCTACCCCGAGGCCGAGCACGGCGTCCTGGGGGCGATCATGCTGGCGTCTCTCGATGGCAACGCCGCGCTGGTGGATGACATTGTCGGGCAGATGAGCAGCGCTGATTTCCTCTACGACGACCACGCGGCCCTGTTCGATGTGATCCGTGATTGCCTGGGGCGCGGCCTGCCGGTCGATGCGGTGACGGTCGGTGACGTGCAGCGCCTCCTTCCAAGCGGGAAGGGCACGCTGGCATTTGCGGCGGACCTCTGCCGGAACGTGCCCTCGGTGGCCAACGCGATGGCATACGCAAAGCAGGTCAAACAGTGGGCGGTGATTCGCCAGGTGGTCGACATTGGCCACTCTGCGAAGGCTGCCGTTGCGAGCGGCTTGGTGCCGGACGAGATCATCGCCCAGGCCCAGCAGTCCATCGCTGACTTGCGCGACCTGCAGGGTTCCGAGAAGGCCGGGTACAAGCGTATGGCCGAGGTGCTGCCCAAGGTCTTCGACGGCATGCAGGAAGTGCTGGACGACCGAGCGCCGCCGAAGCTGTCCACCGGCCTGGCCGACCTGGACAAGCTGATCGGCTTCCTGCGCCCCAAGAGCATGGTGGTGATCGCCGGGCGCCCCGGCAGTGGCAAGACCATGCTCGGGCTGCAGATCGTCAACCATGTGGCCATCCGTGGCGCCGGGGTTGGCCTGATCTTCAGCCTGGAGATGGACGAGAAGGAGCTGACCATCCGGACGATCGCCTCGCAGGGCGGCGTCGATTTGCGCCGGATGGATGAGGTCAAGAGTCTGGACGAGGACGAGTGGCAGCGCATTGGGACAGCGGGCAGCAAGATTGAGGCCGCCCAGCTGTACCTGAACGACACCCCGGGCATGACCATGAGCGCCATCCGCTCGGAAGCCCGCAAGCTCCAGCGTGAGCAGGGCCTCGACATCCTGATGATCGACTACCTGGGGCTGGTGGGCACCGAAGGCAAGAACCAGAACCGAACCGACGCCGTGGCGAAGATCTCCATCGCCCTGAAGAACCTGGCCAAAGAGCTGAGCGTGCCGGTGCTGGTGCTGGCGCAGTTGAACCGAAACCCCGCGAGCCGCCCAGGCAAAAAGCCCCAGGCAAGCGACCTGCGCGACTCGGGCCAGATCGAGCAGGACGCCGATGCCGTGATCCTTGTGCACCACGACCCGGAGTCGGAAGCGGGTGAGCAGGGCGTTACTGAGTTGATCCTCGACAAGGGCCGGCAGGCCCCGCAGGGCTCGTGCCTGGTCCAGCGCCAAGGGCAGTACGCCCGCTTCGTCAACTTTGCCGGAAACCGCCTCCCATCTGACGACGAAGTCGAGATGGGCAGGACATTTGCCGGCCGCCACCGCACCAAAGGAGCTAAGCATGAATCTTTCTAATTTCTGGCCACGCGCTGGCGCTGGCAAATCCGCAACCCCGGTCGTGTCGGTGAACGTGACGAAGCGTGCCGGCGCCGAGCAGCCTGTTGCCACTGGCAATACCCCTGCGTCCATCTGCGCCCCGCGCGGGCCTGCTGAGCTGCCCGCCACCCTGGCCGAGTGCGAGGTGCTGGAGGAAGTGCTGTGCCGCGATGCCATCCGCCTGGAGTGCCAGATCGGGCAGGCCAAGGCCAAAGCTGTAACGGAAGGGCAGTACGCCGACGCGAACTGGTACCACCGAGCCAAGGCGGCGCTGAAGCACATCAATCGCGACCGTCAGCGCCTGATGCAGCACATGAAGGCGTTGCGAGTCGAAGCCCGTCGCAACTGTCCGGCTTGGCAGGCCCGCGACAAGGCCATCCTGCGTGAGTTGAACGCGCGGGTGCCGAAGGAGGTATTCGACGAGTGCGTGCGGGTGGTGGACGAGGAATTGGAGATGGTTCGATGAGCAACGTTACTGCGGCACTGCCGCGCAAAAGCCTGACCGCCGTGGAGTGCAAGTTCCTCAAGGTTGGCAACCGCATGCTGCTGGAGCAGAACAATGGCCGGATCGCTTCGGCCGCGCTGATGGACATCGTGGCCGACTGGCACGCTGCGCGCGCCAACGTGGGGTTCGAGCAGTTCGCCAAGGGCTGGATCACCGAAGGCAACGCCAGGAACAAACACGCTGACAAGCTGCTGCGCGAACTGTTCGGCCTGGACACTGACCCAACGCCCCGGAGGGCTGCATGAAGAAACGAACCTACGTGGACAAGGCGCTGGGTGATACCGAGTACATGCTCGAGCAGTGGGGCTGGTGGCGAATGAGTGAGATGGGGGTGCCACGATACGTGTCGCCACTCTATGCGCTCATGCGCGACAACGTACCCAGCGAGGGTGGTGCTCGGCAGTATGTCATCACAGACGACCTGGCGCTGATCATCGACGGCGCCGTGGCCAGGCTGACGAAGCGCAACCAGCAGATGGGTGATTTCGTATGGGCTTACTACGGTTCGAAGCACCCGGCCATGCGGGTTGGCCGGGAGGCGGGAATGTCAGAGCGCAAGGCGCGGGAGATCATCAAGGCGGGCGTTGCATGGATCGACTGCGCCCTCGAAGAAATTCGAGAAGCTGCGTAAAAAGATCTATGCGGGCGGATAAACACCTGTTTTCATAGCAGCGTGTCCAGCTTGCAACGTTACGCGACACAGACAAACCCCGGCCATCGTGTCGGGGTTTTGTGTTTTTGAGGGGCTTCGATTCAGGTAGCCCTCCAGAAAAAGCATTTTTCTTGTATGAGGGAACGATTTGATAGCGCTATGATTCTGATAGGTTGCTACTCAATAATATGGAAGACCGTGAGTATGAAAAACGTTCTCGCCGTTGTGGCGCTTTCCCTTTTCGCTGCGTCCGCCGGAGCGGCTGAGCTATCCGGAGCGCTTGGCGCGACAGGCCAAGGTGGTCTTACAGCGCGCGTCGGCATTGGCTTTAACTGGGACAAAAGCTGGTTTGAATCCAGTACTGGCCGTCTCACCGGTTATTGGGATGCTGGCTACACCTACTGGGAAGCAGGCGATGCTTCAGGTGGGGCTCACTCGCTGTCCTTCGCTCCTGTGTTCGTCTATGAGTTCGGCAGTGGGAATGTGAAGCCCTTCATCGAGGCGGGTATCGGCGTGGCCGTGTTCTCAGGCACTTCGGCAGGCGATCAGGATTTTGGCTCTGCTTTCAACTTCGAAGACCGTATTGGTGCGGGTCTCAAGATTGGCGAGACACAGAAAGTAGGCATCCGAGCGATTCACTACTCCAACGCTGGTATCAAGCAGCCGAACGACGGCATTGAGTCGTACTCTCTCTTCTACAGTCACCAGATTTAACCATTTTCTGCGTTGCTCCCCTTGCCCGCCCTGTGTGGGCTTTTTTATGCGGATGACACGCTCAGGCAGCTGGGCTAAGTCGGTAGTGGCGTCGATCAAAGCCGTGCGCTCCCTGATCGGCTACGCGATGAGAGTCTGGGGTACGTGACCCAGCGAGCCAGACCAACAAGCCGGGTAAGCACCGGCCCTCCGCACCCATTCCAAGCCTCGCACCAGCTGGGGCTTTTTCGTATCTGGAGGATGCATGGAAAAGCTACAGCTCGACGTTGAGGTTGAGGGCGCCGCTGACTTCCTGCGCCCTCTGGCTGAAACGCTCAGGTCACTTGAACATTTTCCCGAGCTGCCGCTGCAGGTCTTTCGTGACCTTGTCGCCCACAGCCTTCATGAGCTTCCCGTAAGTCTCGACAGCACCGCATTTGCCGCAGGTGACCTTCGAGTTGTCGTTCGGCCTAGCCGGAACCTCGAACTTGTCACTGCCGCACTTGGCGCACTTGAGGGTTACCTTCATCGTTTTTCGCTCCGTGGAACGTCTTGTGTGGAAGCTCGACGATAGCACGGGGCCACCTTTTCACGTATCCAAGGGCTCGCCATAACGGCGGGCCTTTTCTTTTTCTGCTTCCCGCAAGGGAGGAACCCGGATGTCCAACATGCCAGACAAACCAGACACCTGGGCGGTTGCCCTCGCATGGTTGAGCCAGCATTCGCCCCTGCTATACGCGGCCGGTCTGTCCTGCGCCATGGCTGTACTGCGCATCACCTATGGTGGTGGCACTCGCCGGCAGATGCTGGTGGAGGGCGCCATCTGTGGCGGCCTGACCCTCACAATCATCAGCGGCTTCGAGTTCTTCGGCCTGCCACAGAGCATGGCTGCCTTTGTTGGTGGGTGGGTTGGCCTCCTTGGAGTGGAGAAGGTTCGCGCGATTGCTGATCGCGTTACCGACTTCAAGCTGCCTAGCCGAAAACCCGAGTAATCCGCGCCACAAAATCAGAGAGCGCCGTTTCGTGGCGCGAGGAATCACCATGGAAAAGAAACCCCTGATCCTTGGGCGGGAGCTTGGCCAGACCGTCTGCCAAGTGCTTGGGCTGGACCCATCGAAAGTCACATCCATCACCATTCGCATGGAGCCCAACACCGCTGCTTGCGTGGAGGTGGTCAACACCATCAGTCAGGCCGAAGGCGAGAATATCGCAGGCGCCTTGGAGGTCTACGGACTGACCCGGCGTGGCATGTGATGGCCTGCAGCGGATGCGCCTCCCGGCGCGAGTGGATCAACAAGTGGACAAAGGTGGCGTATGAGCGAGCAGCAAACCTATTCGCAACAAATCGAGAAGCTGAGCCCGAAGAAGGGCGACCTGCTGGTGATCAGCGTTCCGTTCCCGATCAAGGCCGAGGTTCGCGAGCGACTGACTCAACACCTGGCAGGGACAGCTGATCGACTCAAGTGTGAGCTGATCGTGCTTGAGGCGGGCATCACCGCCCAGCTGCAACCAAGCGTCAGCGACCTACTGGCTGAGCAGCAGAAGCAGACCGCGCTTCTGGAGCAGATCGCAACCCAGAACCTGGCGCTGATTGAGGCGCTGGCGGACGACGACGATGTTGATCCGGACGCTGAGCCAGGCACCTACCTGGATGGCACGCCATGCCGCTGAGGCCACAGCGCCCATGCAGAGCCCAGGGTTGTCGGTCCCTGCACCGCAATGCCAATGGCTACTGCGACAGCCATGCAAAGGTGGCGGCAGAGCAGGCTAAGGCCTGGGCTACACGCAAGGGCTCAGGTCGTGGCGGCCGGCCATGGCGTCGGCTGCGTGACCGCATCCTCAAGCGTGATCAGTACCTGTGCCGGTGCGACGACTGCACCAGGCTGGAAAGGATTCGCGAGGCAGATGAAGTTGACCACATCGTCGCGCTGGCCCACGGCGGCACGGACGATGACAGCAACCTCAGGGCCATCAACCACGACTGCCACAAGGTGAAGACCCAGCGAGAGTCAATAGGGGGTGTACGTGGCGGCTGAAACACGTCAAAACCCCGATTTCTGCGCGTTTTTAGGGCAAAAAACGCCCTGAGGGGGTGGGGCACCCTCAAAGTCTGGGCCTTTTAGCTCGGACACCGCGCCCTCAGCTTTTTTTCCACTTCCGCAAAATTCAGGTTTTCAAAATGGCCCGACCGCGCAAGCCGACGAACGTGCTTGAGCTGACCGGTGCGTTCAAGAAAGACCCCCAGCGTCGCCGTGAGGATGCCGAACCGGTGGGTGAGCTGACCGCACCGCCGGCTCACATCAATGGAGCAGTGCTCCACGCCTGGAAGGAGATTGCAAAGTACGCCCCGCGGGACGTGTTGACCAACTCCGACCGACTCAGCCTGGAACTGGCCGCCAACCTACTGGCCCAGTTCCGCAACGACCCCCTCGATTTCCCTGCCGCCAAGCTAGTGCGCCTGGAAGCCATGCTCGGCAAGTTCGGCATGACGCCGGCTGACCGGTCGAAGGTGGGCGGGGGTAAAAAAGACGCGCCGAAGGGCAATGCATTCGCGGAGCTGTAATGGCCAAGGTGAAATTTCCGCTGATGAAGGCGGCCGAAAAGTACGGCAAGGATGTCGTCGCCGGGAAGATCCTCGTCTGCAAATGGATCCAACTGCTGGCCCAGCGTCACCTCGACGACCTGGCTGCCTCCAAGCGCAAGGACTTTCCGTACAAATTCGATCCAGCCAAGGCGGAGAAAGTCGCCAAGTTCCTGCAGCTTCTGCCGCACACCAAGGGTAAATGGGGTGGCAAGAAGCAGCTGATCAAGCTGGAGCCCTGGCAACTTTTCTCGGTTTGCGTGCCGTTCGGCTGGGTTCGCAAGAAGGATGGCACCCGGCGTTACCGGACGATCCTGGTGTTCGTACCCAGAAAGAACGGCAAGTCCATCATCGGCGGCGGTGTTGGCCTCTACATGTTCGTTGCCGACGGAGAGTTCGGTGCCGAGGTCTACTCAGGCGCGACCACGGAGAAGCAGGCCTGGGAAGTGTTCAGGCCGGCGAAACTGATGGTTGAACGGACTGACGACCTGCGAGAGCACTACGGCGTCGACGTGAATGCTTCCAACATGGTCGTCCTGGCCGACGGGTCCCGCTTTGAGCCGGTCATTGGCAAACCAGGCGACGGTTCTTCACCGTCCTGCTCGGTGGTGGACGAGTACCACGAACACCAAGATTCGACGCTCTACGACACCATGGAAACCGGCATGGGCGCTCGGGAGCAGCCCATCATGCTGGTCATTACCACGGCAGGCTCCAGCATCGGCGGGCCTTGCCACCAGCTGATCCGCGACTCCGAGCGGATGCTGGAAGGTGTCATTGAGCGTCCGGATCTATGGCCGGCCCTCTACACCATCGACCATGGCGACGACTGGACCAGCGAGATCGCGCTACGCAAGGCGAATCCGAACTTCGGCATTTCAGTCGGCGAGGATTTCCTGCTGGCTCGCCAGCGTGACGCGATGCAGTCGGCAACCAAGCAGGCCACCTTCCGCACCAAACACCTGAACGAGTGGGTAGGCGCCAAGAATGCCTGGCTCAACATGCTGCGCTGGAAAGAGGCTCCGGCCAGGAAGAGCCTCGCAGAACTGGAGGGCCGCCCTTGCTACGGCAGTCTCGACCTGGCGAGCAAGATTGACATTGCTGCGAACCTTCTGATCTTCCCGCCTCATGGCGACGACCCATTCTGGCATATCCATGCCAGGTACTATCTGCCCGAAGCGCGAGTGCTCGAGGAGCTGGACAGCAATACCGCGCGGTACCGCGAGTTCGATGCTCTCGGCCTGCTGACCCTGACAGACGGCGAGGTCACCGACTTCGAAGTCATCAAGGAGGACATGCGCGAGTTTGCCGGTCGCTTCGATATCCGGGCCTACGCCTACGACCCTTGGCAGGCAACGCAGCTAGCCCAGGAAATGGACGCCGAGGGATTGCCGATGGTAGAGCTGCGTCAGACGGTGCAGAACCTGAGCGAGCCCATGAAAGAGGTTGAAGCCCTGGTTCTGCAGCGGAAGCTGGCTCACGGTGACTGCCCGGTGCTGACCTGGATGGCCTCGAACGTCGTGGCGAAGCTGGACGTGAAGGACAACATCTACCCCAACAAGGAGCGCCCGGAGAACAAGATCGACGGCATGGTGAGTTTGATCACCGGCTGCGCCGTGGCCATCAAGCTCGGCATCGACGACTCCGGCCACTTCGATGACTTTCTTGCCAGCCCGATCGTGGTTGGCTAACGGGACACCCTATGAAAACTGGCCTGATCATCTTTCTGGTGCTTGCCGCCGGCGGCTTGCTGCTGGGCGTTGCTGGTGTATACGTGCTGGCCGGCCTGGGTTACGCGCTGCTGGCCGCTGCCGGTTCGCTACTGGTCGCCGCGGGCTTCATTCGCAAGGGGCTGATCGGTGGCTAAATCACTCACGCAGATCCTCGGCCAGGCCTTGGTGAAGTCGGCCGAGCCGGGAGTGGCATCGAGCCTAGCCGGCTGGGCTGGCCGCAAGATTGGCCTGACCGACGCCGCGTTCTGGAACACCTTCTACGGTACCGACTCGGCATCGGGGAAGGTGGTCAGCCAGCAGACGGCGCTCCAGCTCTCGACGGTGTGGGCTTGCGTGCGGCTGATCGCTGAGACCATCGCAACGCTGCCGATTGCCTTGTACGAGGACAAGAACGGCGCGCCGGTGGTGGCCAGCTCTCACCCGGTCAATTTCGTCATCAGCCAGCAGCCGAACGCCGACCAAACCCCCGTGGAGTTCTGGGAGAACGTCATGGCGAGCCTGCTGCTCCAGGGGAACGCCTTCTGCGAGCCTCACCAGAGCGGCCGGACGCTGACCAGCCTGGAATTTCTACTGCCGCAGAACATGTCGCCGCCGCGGCGCCTGGCGGACGGCTCCATCGAGTACCGCTACACCGACAACTTCGGCAAGCCTCACACGCTGACCGAGGATCAGATGGTGCACGTGCGAGCCTTCGGCATGGACCCGCTTTGCGGCCTGTCGCCGCTGGCCTACGGGCGGCAGGTGCTGGGCTCAGCCATGGCTGCTGATGAGTCGGCGGCCAAGATGTTTGCCAACGGCATGAAGCTGGGCGGCGTCCTGTCCACCGACCAGATCCTCAAGCCGGACCAGCGGAAGGATATCCGCGAGGACATGATTAAGCAGTTCTCCGGCGCCACGAACCACGGCAAGACCATGGTCCTCGAGGCTGGCATGAAGTACCAACAGGTCTCCATGACGCCGGAAGATGCCCAGATGCTGCAGACCAGGGCGTTCAACGTCGAGGAGATTTGCCGCTGGTTCCGGGTGCCGCCGTGGATGGTCGGGCATACGCAGAACTCCACCAGCTGGGGCACTGGCATGGAGCAGCAGATGATCGGCTTCCTATCGTTCACCCTGCTTCCCTGGATCAAGCGCATTGAAATGTGCGCCAACCGGCGCCTACTGCGACCGGATGAGCGCCGCCGCTTCTACGTGAAGTTCAACCCGGAAGGGCTGCTGCGCATGGATAGCGCGGCGCGGGCGGCCTTCTACAGCTCGATGACGCAGAACGGGATCTACACCCGAGACGACTGCCGGCGCAAAGAGAACCTGCCGCCTGAAGGTGGCAACGCGGCAAAGCTCACCGTGCAATCCAACATGCTGCCGATCGACAAGCTGGGCGAAGACCCCGGCGGCGCCAACCAGGCCAAGGCGGCGCTGCTCGACTGGCTCAACGACCAGCCAAGAGGTAATACCCCATGAGACACAAGGATCGACTGGCGGCGGTCAAGTACCGCTCCTTCGACTATGACGTGAAGGCTGTCGGCGACGACGGCCTTTTTTCTGGCTACGGCTCGGTGTTCGGCGTGGTCGACAGCTACAACGAGGTGGTCGCGCCTGGCGCCTTCCTTGAGTCGATCGAGGAAGCCAAGGCCAAGTCGCGAACCTTCCCGGTCCTTTGGCAGCACCGAACCGGCGAGCCCATCGGTAGTTGGGATATCAGCAGCCTGAAGGAGGACGAACGCGGCCTGTTCGGCGACGGCGAGCTTTGGCTGGCTGATGCGCCGTACGCCCGGATCGCCTATCGAGGCATGCAGACCCGATCGATCACCGGCCTGTCCATCGGCTATTACGTCCGCGATTCGAAGTTCGACGAGAAGACCCGAATCCGAACGCTGACCAAGCTGGACCTGATCGAGATCTCCATCGTCACCGTGCCCGCCAACGACGAGGCGCGCACCGACACCATCAAGTCGAAGCTGGCCCATGGCGGCCTGCCATCGATGCCCGAATTTGAGTTGCTCCTGCGCGAGGCAGGCTTCTCGAAAACTCAGTCCACGGTGATTGCCAACCGTGGCCTGCAGCACCTGCTCCGGAGCGAGTCCGAGGGCGACCTGGCGGCAATCGAAATCGTCGAGGCGTTGAAGTCGCGCCCGGCACTTTCTCTCCCATCGTTTTGAGGATTCATCATGCATAACGCCATGAGCAACCAGGCTCGCTCCGAACACCGCCAGTTCCAGCGCAAAGAGCACGCCGAAGACAAGCTGCAACTGAAAGCGGTCAACGACCTGCTGGATGAGCGCGACAAAGAGATCAAAGCGTTCGCCGCCAAGGCCACTGAAGAGATCAAGTCGCACGGCACCATCCTGGCTGACACCAAGACCATTCTTGACGGGCTGGTTAAGGACGGCCTGGGCCTGCAGGACCGCCTGCAGGACATCGAGCAGAAGATGGCCCGCCGCTTCTCCGCCAATGATCCGGTCGACTTCAAGTCGGCTGGTGAGGAGCTGACCGAATGCGACGACTTCAAGTCGCTGCAAACTCGCGGTCGCGGCATCGTTCGCGTAGGTCGCAAGGCCGTTACCAACATTACCAGCGCTACCACCGGCACTGGTGGCGTCGGCGTCGGCATCCAGCCGACCCGCGTGCCCGGCATCGTGGTGGGGCCCGAGCGTGAGTTCACCATTCGCGATCTGATAATGCCGGGCCGCACCGGCTCGAACGCGGTTGAGTTCGTGCAGGAAACCGGCTTCCAGAACATGGCCGCGCCCCAGGCGGGTGAGGGCGCCGCGAAGGCCCAGTCCGATCTGTCCTTCGGCCTGAAGACTACCAACGTAATCACCATCGCCCACTGGTTCCGCGCTTCCAAGCAGGTGCTGTCGGACATCCCGCTCCTGCAGAGCTACATCAACGGCCGCGCGATCTACGGCCTGAAGTACAAGGAAGAGGAGCAGCTGCTGGCCGGCGACGGCACCGGGCAGAACCTGCTGGGCCTCATCCCGCAGGCGACCGCCTTCAACGAGGCACTGCGCAAGGCAGGCGACACCAAGATCGACACTCTGCGCCGGGCGATCCTGCAGGTACGCGTTGCCGAATACCGCGCTTCGGCCATCGCCCTGAACCCGGTGGACTGGGCCGACATCGAGCTGACCAAGGACGCCAACGGCTCCTATATCTGGGTGAACGTCCAGGAGGGCGGCGTGCAGCGCCTGTGGAAGCTGCCGGTGGTAGACAGCAACGCGGTGCCAGAAGGCGAGTTCCTGGTTGGCGCGATGAACATCGCAGCCCAGGTGTTCGACCGCGAGGAAGCGGCTGTCGAGGTTTCCACCGAGGACGGCGACAACTTCCGCACCAACATGGTAACCATCCGCGCCGAGGAACGCCTGGCCCTGGCGGTGTACCGCCCCGAGTCGTTCGTCCACGGTGAGTTCGAAGCCACCCCGTAATCAGCTCAGGAGCACGCCCGGGAAACCGGGCGTGACTGCACATGCCAGACGTCAAAGTGAAAACCATCAAGGGCTTCAACAACGGCGGCGCGTACGTCAAGCGCAACCAAGAAATCACCGTCGACGAGCTGCGTGCTCGCGATTTGCTGCGTAATGGCCTGATCGAGGATTACGACGTGAAGAAAGCCCAGGAACCCGAGAACAAGAAGGCGCCGGAGCCGGCCAACAAAGGCGGTAAGGGAGCGACCACCAAGCCCAAGGAGTGATCCATGTCCGTGATCGCCATCGATATTGCCATGCACCACCTGCTGGCCGAGCCTGACGACCAGGTGCTGGTTCAGGCTCAGCTCGATGCGGCGGAGGAGTCGGCGATGCAGTTTCTCAATCGGCGCTTCTACTTGGACCAGGTGGCTCTCGACGAAGCCCGCGCCGGCGTGCCAGCGGCCATGCAGCAAGCCAAGGAGGCTCACGCAGCCGCGGTTGCTGCAGCGGAGGCGGAGCAGGACCACGCCATGCGCTGCCGTTTGCTTGAGCACGCACGCAAGGCCCTGGCGGATGCCTACGACCTGGCGGATTCCATCGCCTACGGCATGGTGCTTAACCCAGTGATCCAGGCGGCTTGCCTGCTCAAGCTTGGGCACCTGTTCGCCAACCGCGAGGATGTCATCACCGGCACCATTGCTACCGAGCTTCCGGTGGCCTCGCAGCACCTACTGATGCCCTATCGCATCCGGATGGGTGTGTGATGCAGGCCGGCAGGTTGCGGCACCGCATAGACATTCAGGAGCTGAAGCCGGTGCGTGACCCGGTGACCCTGGAGTTCGGGGAGCCGGAATGGGTCACCCGCTGGGAGAAGTGCCCGGCCAGTGTCGAAGACCTGTCGGCCAAAGACTTCATCGCGGCCCAAGCCGGCCAGGCTCAGGCCACGGGCCGGATGGTCATCCGGTACCGCCCCGGCGTGCTCCCCGCCATGCGCATCCTGTACCGGGGCGAGGCGTACAGCATCGTCGGCCCACCGCTGGCTGACGCCAAGTCTGGTCTCGACTACCTGACGATCTTGGTCGAGAAGGGGGTAAAAGATGGCTGACAGCGTCGAGTTCAGCATCACCGGGCTGGAGGGCTTGCTGGGCAAGCTGGACGCTGTCAGCTACGACGTCCGCCGTAAGGGTGGCCGGGCCGCGTTACGCAAGGCCGCCCAGGCGGTGGTCCAGAAAGCCAAGGAAGGCGCCGAACGCATCGACGACAAGGCCACCGGCCGGTCGATCGCTGACAACATCGCTCTGCGCTGGAATGGGAGGCTGTTCAAGCAGACCGGCAACCTCGGCTTCCGCATCGGCGTGCTGCACGGCGCCGTGCTCAAGAACGGTGGCGACCTCAGCCCGAACGCTCCGACGCCGCACTGGCGTCTGATCGAGTTCGGCACCGAGAAGATGGCCGCCGTTCCGTTCATGCGTCCGGCCCTGGCCAACAGCATCAGCGAGGTGACCAACACCTTCGTCACCGAGTACGAGAAATCCATTGACCGCGCTATCAAGCGCGCAGCAAAGAAGGCTGCTTCCCGATGACACCACCGATTGCGCAGGCCTGCTTACAAAGCCCTGCCGTAACAGCGCTGCTCGGCACCGGCACTGACATGCGGCTCTATTCGTTTGGTGAGGCGCCACAGGGTGTGACGAAGCCCTATGCCGTCTGGCAGATCGTCAGCGGCAACCCTGAGAACTACCTGGCCGGCCGCCCGGATGCCGACAGCGTCGCGCTGCAGGTCGACGTGTACGCGACCACCGGCGACATCGCGCGCAAGGTCCGTGACGCGATCCGTGACGCCATTGAGCTGGACGCCTACATCACCCGCTGGGGCGCCGAGGGGCGCGATACCGAGACGACAAGTTACCGAGCCAGCTTCGACGTTGACTGGTGGGTTTCCCGCTGAAATCTAGATCTACCTGATGCCCGCCCAGTGCGGGCTTTTTTATTCCTGACTGGAGATAAACCATGTCGATGAACGCTCAGGGCGCCGAGCTCTACGCGCTGCTGCCACCTGCATCCGGGACTGGCCCAATGACCGTAATGGAGGTTGAATGCCTTACCGCATTCAACCCTGGCGGTGCCCCTGCCGATCAGATCGATGACACCTGCTTGGCGGACACCGATCGCAAGTACAAAAAGGGCCTGCGCACCCCAGGCCAGGCCACCGCAACGATTCTGGCTGACCCGCGCAACGCCAGTCATGTGCGAATGTTCCAGCTGTCCCAGGACGATAGCGACGAGGACATCCTGTGGGCGCTGGGCTGGTCCGATGGCAAGGGCATTGCACCAACGGTCAATAGTGCCGGGGACGACTTCGAACTGCCGGCCACGCGCACCTGGTGCCTGTTCGCCGGTTACGTTGCGGACTTCCCGTTCGACTTCGCGAGCAACGCCTCGGTGAGCACCGCCGCCACTATTCAGCGTTCCGGCAAACTCAACTGGGTCATCAAGGAAAATCCATGAAACTGACACTTGAAGCGCTCAAGGGCGCCGGGTCTTTCACCGGCCGCCCAGTGGAGAAGGAAATCAAGTGGCGTCAGAACGGCACTGACTTCACCGCAACCGTTTTTGTCCGGCCCCTTGGCTACCAGGCCGCCGTCAGCGATGTGCTCGCCGCCGGCGGCAAGCAGGACAGCATCGCCGGCCGGATCGCCGCCGCCATTTGCGACGAAGAAGGCAACCCGGTTTTCACCGCGCTGGATATCACTCACGGCCCGCTTGATCCGCAGGAGCTGGCCAAGGATCCGGGCAGCACCAAGCGCCTTGGTGCGCTCGATGGCAACCTGACCGTTGCCTTGCTGACCGTCATCCATGAGGTGAACAACCTGGGAAAGACGCCGAGCTCACCGACCTCGACGAGCTCTGGCACGAGCTCGTCCTCTGCGGTGTCGGCGGCCGCACCATCGCGCAAGCGCAAGAAAGCCTGAGCCTGCAGGAGTTCCACTCCTGGGCGAAGTTCAGAAAGCGCCGTGGCTCTCTGCACCTCGGCATGCGCATCGAGCGTGTCGGCGGGCTTCTCGCCTCGATCCTGGCCAACCAGTGCCGAGACACCAAGGTCCGCCCGACACCATTCACACCGGATGACTTCACCCCTCACGACCAAGCTGGGGCAATAAGCCTGGCGCAGGCGGTGGAGTCCTGGTCATAGCCCGGAGATACAGATGGCAAGCAAGTCCCTTGGCACATTGACGCTCGACGTCATCGCGCGGGTGGGGGGATTCGTGGCGGGCATGGATAAGGCCGAGCGGAGCTCTCAGAAGTGGCGCAAAGAGGTGGAGAAGAATGCCAAGGCGGCCGGGCTTGCCATCGTTTCGGGGGTGGCCGCCGGCGCCGCTGCATTGGCGGCATTCACCGTATCAACAGTGCAGGCTGCCAATGAGATCAGTCGGTTTTCCGCTGTGGCTGGAACCAGCACCTCCGAGTTCCAGAAGTACGCCGCTGGCGCGAAAGCGGTAGGGGTCGAGAACGACAAGCTGGCTGACATCTTCAAGGATGTGAACGACAAGGTTGGCGATTTCTTGCTCAATGGTGGTGGCGAGCTTCAGGACTTCTTCAAGACCATCGCGCCGAAAGTAGGGGTCACTGCCGAACAGTTTCGCAATCTGTCTGGTCCCCAGGCCCTGCAGCTTTTTGCAACCAGTTTGCAGAAAGCGGGCTTGAGTCAGGCGGAGATGACCCAGCAGATGGAATCGCTGGCAAACGACGCGACCTTGCTGCTGCCGCTGCTACGCGACAACGGCGCAGGCTTCGCGATTCTGGGTGATGCAGCCGAAAAGGCTGGCGCGATCATGGATGAAAAGACCATCGTCGCGACCCAGAACCTTGCTGCGGCGGGCTGGCTGGCAGAGCAGTCCCTGTCCGGAGTCAAGAACCAGCTTGCCGCGTCGCTGATGCCTACCTTGGGCGATTACGCGGGGATCTTGTTCGATCTGAGCCAGGATACCGAGTCGATGTCGGTGCTGTCCGAGGGGTTGCGGTTGATCCTCGACGTCAGTGCCAAGACAGCGCTGATGGTCGCCTATGCGTTCGAGTTGACTGGCAGATCCATCAAGGGTTTGGTCACGATCATTGGCGGCGCATTCGATGGGGTGGACCTCTCAAAGCCGACCGAGGTGATCGGGAAGATCCGAGAGAACTCGTCCAAGCTTGCCACTGGGGTAGGCAAGGACCTGGACGACATGGATGCCCGCTACAACAAGCTGTGGGTCCGTATCGACCAGGCCGGCTCCTCTGGACAGGCCAGCGGAAAGATCAAAGAGATCGCCGGCGCACTGGCGATGCTCAACCAGCAGACCGGAGGCGGCACGTTCAAGGCCCCTGATGCAGCTGCACAGGCGGCCGTCAAGGCAGCTGAAGCCGCCGCCAAGAAACTGCAAAGCCAGTTCGATACCGCAGAAGAGGGGTATGAGCGGCAAATCGCCCTGATCAACACTGAGATCGATAAGCGCAAGGATGCGACCGAGCTCGCCAAGCTTCAGTTCGAACTTGAGAGCGGTAAATTGAAAGGGCTCAGCGGCCAGCAGCAGGGACGCTTGAAACAGCTGGCAGAGGAACTGGATCGCCTCAAAGAACTGAAGCAGGCCAATGAGGACAACGCCAAAGCTGCGACCTACGCTGCAGCCCTGGCCGCCTCGAACGCAACCGCACGCTCCGGGTTTGCCATTGATCTGGCGGGGGCAGGCATGGGTGACAAGGCCCGTGAACGCTTGCGGCAGGGGCTGCAGATACAGCAGGAGTACAACGACAAGCTGGCCGATCTACAAGCGCAGCGTAACGCCGGGGACATCAGCCAGTCCCTGTACGCAAAAGAGACAGGCATCCTCAAAGCGTCGCTGGTCGAGCGTCTTGCCGATCAGCAGGACTATTACGCCAAGCTGGATGACGCCCAGTCGGACTGGACTGCCGGTGCGAGTGACGCTTGGCAGAACTACATGGATCAGGCCAAGGATGTGGCTGGCCAAATGGAAAGCGCCTTCAGCTCCCTGTTTGATGGCCTGACGGATGCAGCTGTCGAATGGGCCTTCGGTGCCGATCAGACATTCGGTGAAGTAGCCCTGAGCTTTGCCAAGATGGTGGCCAAGATGGCCATGCAGGCTGCGGCCTCGAACGTGTTCTCCAGTATTTTCTCGACTGTGGCCACCTCCGCTGCCGGATCTTCTGCAGTGCCTGCCGCCGCCGGCGGCTTCGATTACGGTCTCGGCAGCGCATCGGCAGGGATGACATACACGCCGGGCGGCTTCTCCAATGGCGGCTATACCGGCGCCGGCGGTAAGTACGACCCGGCTGGCATCGTTCACGCCGGCGAGTTCGTGCTCCGCAAGGAAGTGGTCGAACAGCCCGGCATGCGCGCCTTCCTGGAAAGCCTCAACACCAAAGGTTATGCGGACGGCGGCTATGTCGCTCCTGCTGGCAATTCCTACTCGAGCGCGGCCATGCAGGCCATCGGGCAGGGCGGCGGTACCTCACCGGTGATTATCAAGCAGGAAATCTCGGTAGACGGTGCGAGCGGACAAGCCGGGAGCGCTACCGGTGACATCAGCGCAGTCGCACAGGCCTATGCCAAGGCCGCCCAAGACGGGGCTAGGCAAGAGATTACGAAACAACTCGGCCGAGGCGGGATGATCTGGACCGCTATCAACCGTCCCGTTCGCTGATTCAACCACAGAGCACCCACCATGGCAGACACCTTCACCTGGTGCCCGTATATCGAGCCGACGGGCTCCGGGACCTTTCGCGTGCGCAGCGCGCAGTTCGGCAACGGCTACCGCCAGGTTGCTGGGGACGGCATCAACAATGAAGTGCAGAGCTGGCCGCTCACCTTTCGCGGACGAGAGGCCTATGTGCAGCAGATCCTAGGCTTTCTCCGGGACCGCAAAGGATTTATCCCCTTTACCTGGACGCCGCCGCTTGGCTCCGCAGCGCTGTTCACCTGCGCGACTTGGGGTGTCACGCCACACGGCGCTGGGATGTTCACCCTGACCGCGACCTTCGAGCAATACTTTGGAGCAGCCTGATGGCCGAGAGCATTTACGAAGATATACAGAGGCTCACGCCGGGTCAGTACGTCGAGCTGTTCGAGTTGGACCTCAACGCCTTGGGCGGCGACGTCTACTACTTCCACGGCTATACCCAGGTGGGCCCCATCTTTTGGCAGGGCAAGGAATACTCGCCCTGGCCGATCAAGGTCGAAGGTATGGGCATGACCGGCGAGGGCCAGCAGAACAGCCCGACCCTGTCCGTGGGCAACGTGTCGGGCATGATCACTGCCCTGTGCCGGATCTATGATGACTTGGTCGATGCCAAGGTGGTTCGCCACCGGACCCTGGGCCGCTTTCTCGACGCAGCTAACTTTCCAGACGGCAACCCGGAGGCCGACCCGGAAGAGCACTTCGCGGACGATGTTCTCAGCATCGACCAGAAGCAGTCGGCCGATGCCGAGCTCATCTCGTTTGTGCTGAAGTCCCCGCTGATCGCCTCCGACCGCAAGCTCCCAGGGCGGCAGATCGTCGCCAACTGCTGCCAGTGGTTGACAATAGGCGGCTATCGGGGCGTGTACTGCGGCTACACCGGCTCGAACTACGCGACAGACAAGGACGTGCCGACTGACGATCCCGAGCAGGACATGTGCTCGGGCACGCTGACCGGCTGCAAGCTGCGCTTCGGCGAGCACAACCCGCTGCGCTACGGCAGTTTCCCTTCCGCTGGCACCTGAGGTTTTCCATGAAAATTTCGCAGGCCGTCATTGCGGCCATGTACGAGCACGCCCGCGAGAAGGCGCCCGAGGAGAGCTGCGGGCTGCTGGCCCGGGTCGGTCGAAAGTTGGTGTACCTGCCGATGGCCAACGCAGCGGCGAAGCCCGAGGAGGATTTCCGCATCAGCGCCGAGGATTGGGCCGGCGCCGAGGATCAAGGCGTTATTGCCGCGGTGGTGCATAGCCACCCGGGCCAGTCTGCACGGCTGAGCGCCGCCGATCGTACCGCGATGGAGGCCACGGCCTTGCCCTGGGTGATCATCGAGGTGCGCGAAGGCGAACCGGTGACGCACCTGGTGCACGAGCCCACCGGGTATCAAGCTCCGCTAGTGGGTCGCCCGTTCCACCACGGCGTGCTGGACTGCTACACCCTGGTCCGCGACTACTACCAGCGCGAGCTGGGCATCCTGCTGCCGGACTACGAGAGAGAGGATGGCTGGTGGGAAAGAGGCCAGGACCTCTATGCGGACAACTTCCAGGCGGCTGGCTTCGAGCCGGTCGACCCGGCAGACCTGCGCCAGGGTGACCTGATCGTCATGCAGGTGCGGGCCGAAAAGGCGAATCATGCGGGCGTGTATCTGGCCGATGGTTGTCTCAAGACCGAACCCGAGCACCATCCGGTACCGGGCGGGATCCTGCATCACCTCTATGGGCGCGACTCCAAGCGAGACGTGTTTGGCGGCTTCTGGCGGGAGGCGGCACGGTTCTACATGAGGCATCGCGATGTAAAGTGACTGCTGGTACAGTTTTCGCTTTTTACATGGAGACTACGCATGAAGCGGATGATTTTACTGGCGTGCGCCGTTGCAGTTGCCGGATGCTCTACTCCCTCTATGACTGAGCTGCGCGCTCGGGGCGCTGCTGCTACTTATCAGTCAGCGAAGAAAGAGGATGAATTGGCCAAATGCATCCTCTTCGCTTGGCAGGATGGAAAGCTGTCTGGTGGCGGCATGCCAATGGGGATGCAGCCAGGGCGAGATTCAGGAGTGTCCATTTACGCTGGCAGAAGGGAGTACTTTGCTGATGTGAATGCCGCGTCTACCGGCAGCTCCGTCAGCTACTACCACATTGGAAGCTCTTGGGTTTCAAAGGCCCTCAAGTCTGAGCTTGAAACCTGTCTGTAGCGACAAATCAACTTTTTTTGCCCGCAAATGCGGGTTTTTTTATGCCTGGAGAAAAGTGTGTCTGATCGAGTTCGCGTCATCCGCCTGAGCGGAATGCTTGGTAAGCGTTTCGGAGCCGTGCACCGACTTGCAGTCAATTCTTCAGCTGAGGCCATTCGAGCGCTGGGCGTGCTGCATAAGGGCTTCAACCAGTTCCTAGCCGAGTCCAAGGACAAAGGCATTGCCTTTGCTGTGTTCTACGGCAAGCGCAATATCGGCCAGGATGAGCTTTGTCACCCGCCTGGTGCGGCTGAGATCCGAATAGCTCCCGTCGTCCAAGGAAGCAAGAATAGTGGCGGGCTCCAGGTAGTGCTGGGCATCGCTCTGATTGCCGCTGCAAGTTTCTTCACTGGCGGCCTGGCTGCCGGCGCCGCTGGCTCATCTGCACTGTTCGGCACGGCCTCCGCTACGTGGGCCACTGCAGGCATGGTCGGCATTTCGCTCGCTATCGGGGGCGTCGCCCAAATGGTCACCGGCCAGCAGGCCAAGATCGACAGCAGCGAAGCCGCCGACAACCGCCCCAGCTACAACTTCTCCGGCATCAAGAACACCGTCACCCAAGGCAACCCGGTCCCGCTGTGCTACGGCGAGATGATCACCGGTTCCGCTCAGCTCTCCCTCGGCATCTACGCCGAAGACCAGCAATAGAGGCATTCATGACTGACCTGTCCATCCAAGGCTCCAAAGGCGAGTCCAAACAACACACGCCTGTAGAAAGCCCAGACAGCCTGATCAACGTCAGCTATGCCAACATCCTGGACGGGATCAGCGAAGGTCCAATCGTGGGGCTGGTGAATGGTGCCCAGTCTATCTACCTGGACAAGACGCCCCTGGCCAACAGTGACGGCAGCTTGAACTTCACCGGCGTGACCTGGGAGCAGCGCACCGGTGAGCATGATCAGGACCATATCTCCGGCTTCCCGGCAGTCGAGTCGCAAGTCTCCGTGGGCGTCGAGCTTAAGGCCAGTCAGTCCTGGGTACAGGCTTTCAGCAACATCGAGCTTTCGGCCGTGCGCGTTCAATTGGCTGCTGGCGCAATTGTCGTGTCCGAGAGCGATGGCGATCGCGTGGGCTATCGGGTTGCCTACGAGATCGATCTGTCCACCGACGACGGCGACTACCAGGTCGTGCACCAAGGCGCATTCGACGGCAAAACCACCACCGGTTACCAACGCTCGATCCGTATCGACCTGCCCAAGGCCGATCGCGGCTGGCGCCTGCGCGTTCGCCGGACCACCCCCGATTCGACCACCTCTAACATCCAGGCCACCACCTCGATCGGCACCTACACCGAAATCATCGATGCCAAGCTGCAGTATCCGTACACGGCGCTGTGCGGCCTGAAGATCGATGCCAGCCAGTTCTCGGCTGTGCCTGAGCGCGCCTACCGAATCCGTGGCCGCATCGTCCAAGTACCGACCAACTACGACGCCGCCAGTCGGGTCTACTCCGGCACCTGGGACGGCACCTTCAAGCTGGCCTGGACCGACTGCCCACCGTGGATCTGGCGCGATCTCGTTTTGAACGACCGCTATGGCCTGGGCCGCTTCATCGACAGCACCCAGGTCGACAAGTGGGAGCTGTACCAAATCGCCCAGTACTGCGATCAAATGGTATCGGACGGGAAGGGCGGGCGTGAGCCGCGCTTCACCTGCAACGTCTACCTGCAGTCGCGCGCCGATGCGCTGACCGTGTTGCAGGACTTGGCAACCACATTCCGCGGCATGAGCTACTACGCCGGGAGCCAGGTCGCGTGTGCTGCCGACATGCCGGGTGATCCGGTGTACACCTACACCAACGCCAACGTCATCGATGGGAAGTTCAACCGCCCAGGCTCGAGCGTGTCCACCCGCTTCAGCGTGGCCAAGGTAGCCTGGAACGATCGGGACAACTTCGGCAACCAGCGCGTCGAGTATGTGCAGGACCAGAAGTCCCTAGCCCGCTATGGCGTGCGCGAAACCGAGGTCACGGCCTTCGGCTGCGTGTCGCAGGGCCAGGCGCAGCGGGTTGGCCAGTACATCCTGCTGACCAACCGCCTGGAAACCGGGACCATCATCTTCAGCGTGGGCCTCGATGGGACTGTATGCCGCCCGGGTGACGTCATCCGCGTGGCCGACGAGCATTACGCAGGCATGCCGCTGGCGGGTCGTATCAGGGCCGCCACCGCCACCACAGTGACCCTGGACAACGATGTCACCGCGGCCGCCGGAGATACCCTGGTCGTGATCCTGCCCAAGGGCGTGGCTGAGACCCGCATAATCCGCTCGGTTGTCGATCGAGTGGTCACCGTCACCGAAGCATTCTCGGCCGTGCCTGTGAAGGAATCGGTCTACACCATCGAGACGGCTGAGCTGGTCGCGGAGACCTACCGCGTCCTGAGCGTCAACGAGAACTTCGGCGACGACAAATTGCAATACGACATCGTTGCCGTCGCCCGCAATGCGAGCAAGTTCGACGCGATCGACAACGGCGCACAGATCGTCATCCCGCCAACCAGCGTACTGCCGGCAGCTGTTCAGGCGCCACCAACCAACATCGAGCTGACTACCTTCGACACCCTGAACCAGGGCATCAACGTAGCCACCATGCGCATCACTTGGGACCCGCCACGCGGAGCCCAGAGCTATCGCGTGTGGTGGAAGCGCAACAACGGCGACTGGATTTATGCGGGTGTGACTTACACCGCAGCCTTGGAGGTGCGCGGCATTTACACAGGAACCTATACCGCGCGTGTGGCTGCTGTGGGAGTTGCTGGAAACAGCTCTGTCTGGGCCTATTCCGACCCGACCCAGCTGTACGGTAAGACTGGAGAGCCCCCGTCCATTACCAGCCTGACCACTGAAAGCCTACTGTTCGGGATCAAGATCACCTGGGGCTTCCCAGCTGGCGCAGAGGACACCCAGCGCACGGAGCTGTGGTACAGCGAAGGCACAGATCTTGGTCTAGCTACCAAGCTAGCGGATCTGGCGTACCCGCAGAACGAATACACCATGCAAGGCCTTCGTGCTGGGCAGCAGTTCTACTTCTGGGCGCGTCTGGTGGATCGCACCGGCAACGAGGGTCCATTCTTTCCGGTCGAAGACACCGTCGTTTCTGGCATGGCCAGTGCCGACGCAACAGCAATCCTAGAGCAGATCAAGGACCAGATCACCGAGAGCGAGTTGGGCAAGGAACTGACCAGCCGTATCGACCTGATCGACATGAACGGTCCTGGCTCGGTGAACGAGCGCCTGGGCGAGGTGCGCAGCGAGCTGAACGAGCAGATTGTCGAGGTCAACAACTCGGTCAATCAGGTGCAGAGCGATCTGCAGGAACAGATCGACAACATCGCCGACCTGGCCGACTCGATGCCCTACAAGCCAGACCAGGCCTACACCGCTGGTCAAAGCGTGCTGGGCGAGAACGGCAAGCTGTACCAGGCGAAGGTCGCTGTGCCCACCGGTAATCCGCCGCCGAACGACACCTACTGGACCGACATCGGCCAGGCGGTGCAAACGGCGAATGGCATGGCCGCCCGCGTGCAGACCGTGGAAACCAAGGTGCAGACCTTGGAAGGCACCACCAGCGCGCAGTCCCAGCAGATCACGGGCCTGCAGTCGAGCTTGACTACCACCAACGGCAACGTCGCTGCAGCGCAGCAGGCCGCCCAGGACGCGGCAACGCTGGCTGGCGGCAAGGGTAAGGTTATCGTGCAGTCGGCTGCGCCGCCGGTCGCTGATCGCTTGGCGCAGAACCTCTGGATCGACACCACGGGCAACGCGAACACACCGAAGCGCTGGAACGGTTCGGCATGGGTTGCGGTGACCGATAAGGTGGCCACCGATGCCGCGGCAGCTGCGCAGTCGGCCCTGACCCAACTGGCGGGTAAGGCAGATGCCACAGCGGTGCAGAGCCTGACCACCCGGGTAACGGATGCCGAGGGCAAACTGACCAGCCAGGGCCAGTCCATCACTGGCCTACAGGGCAGCCTGACCACGACCAATCAGAACGTCACCGCAGCACAGCAGGCGGCCCAGGCTGCTGCTGACGCCGCCGGCGCCAAGGGCAAGGTGCTGTACCAGTCGACCGCGCCGGCAGTGGCTGACCGGTTGAGCCAGAACCTTTGGATCGACACGACCAGCAATGCCAACACTCCAAAGCGCTGGAACGGTAGCGCCTGGGTGGCTGTGACGGACAAGGTGGCAACGGACGCCGCTGCAGCTGCTCAGTCCGCTCTGAACCAGGTTGCAATGAAGGCGGACGCGTCGACGGTCCAGGCGCTGACCAACGAGGTTACCCGGCAAGGCCAGGACATCACGGCGGCCGGACAGGCCATCACCAGCATCAACACGTCGTTGAGCCAGCTGGGCGGGGAGAACTTGCTGCCCAACCCATCTTTCGAGGTTGAGGGCAATACTCCCGGTCTGGCTGATGGTTGGCGTGTGGACTCTGCCCTTCCAACAGCGAATCGGCTGCTATCAATTGTGCCGTCGACACTCGATCCGCGGGGGCGGGCGCAGCGAGTTGACGCCAAGGGCTTGTCTGGCTCGACTTACGTGGATATCGCGTTGCCTAACCCCGGTTGGGTATCGATGGCGCCTGGTCAAGTGCTGACCGTATCGGCGTATGTTCGAGGCACACAAGACCTGGTGAGCGAGTTGTACCTGCAGTAGAAGAACAGTAGCGGCGCCACTATCGGGACCCACGGCCCGCTGCGTACGACTCTGAGCGATACCTGGGTGCGAACAGTCTTCACCGGTGCGCCTGCACCTGCCGGGACGCTCGGCGCAGATCTGCTTTTGCGAGTTAGGGGGCCGCTGAGCGGTGTTGTAAGTGATGGCTACTACGAGGTTGACCGGGCCCAGGCTGAGTTGTCTCCGGTAGTTTCCGGCTGGCGAGACAATGCCAAAAACGCGGAAAACGCAGCACTGGCCAACGCGTCGGCGATCACCAGTGTGTCAGGTAGGGTATCTAGAACAGAGGAAGGGTTTACGTCTGTCAGTGGTCAACTGACTCAACTGGATAACTCGATCGGCGACATCGGCGGGGAGAACCTGTTCTACAACCCGACGTTCGCCAAGGCAGGAACTGGTGGTGACATCGCGGATGGCTGGGCCACGGAGGGGCCGGCGTCCAGCGTCGAATCGCTGGTTACCTCATGGCTGAACGCAGGTGAGAAGGCGGTACGCGTTGAGGTTTCCAGCGTTGGTACGGGCACGCCCTATAAATCGCTGCGCCCAACTGGCGGCACGAAAGACCGGCGGCCAATGGTCGCCGAAGGTCAAACCGTTGCAGCGTCGATCTTCCTTCGGGGCACCGCTGGCCTGGGGTTCAGGTTCTTTATCCAATGGATTAACGCTGCAGGCACCGTGATCAGCGATCCTAACTCGGTGATGTTTACCATCACCGCAGCAGGCAAGCGTGAGCAGTTCAGCGCCGTCGCGCCCGCAGGCGCGGTGACTTGCTACGTCTACCTGCGTATCTACAGCGCCACCGGCGCGGTAACCGCCGGATACGTCGAAATGGCGCGGCCCCAGTTTGAGTATGGTTCGCGCGCGACCGGCTGGCGAGACAACGGCCAGGTCAATGCGGTGAACAACAGTGCGACTTCGGCAGCCGTTGGTAGCCTCACTTCGATCGTCGACCAGCAAGGCTCAACTCTATCCAGCGTGGCGGGGAGGACCACCAGCCTGGAAAACAGTCTGACCACGACCAACCAGAATGTGACAGCTGCGCAGCAGGCGGCCCAGGCCGCCGCTACAGCAGCGGGCGCGAAGGGGGAGGTCATTTACGGCTCAACGGCTCCGGCCGCAGACAAGCGCCTGGCGCAAAACCTGTGGATCGACACCACCGGCAACGCCAACACGCCGAAGCGCTGGAGCGGTACTGCCTGGGTCGCCGTGACCGACAAAGTCGCCACTGATGCAGCAGCTGCAGCGGCCAGTGCGCTCAGCCAGGTGGCGACGAAGGCTGAGGCCTCGGCGGTCAACTCGCTGACCAACCGGGTAAGCACTGCGGAGGGCACGATCACCAGCCAGAGCACCGACATCACCCAACTCAAGAACAGCATTGGCGCGGCTCAGCCGTTCGTTGCCGGGATGACCTGGGAGTTTACGAACTCCACCAGAGGCTGGGTGGCAACCGCAACAGGCGGCACCATCACTGCTTGGCCGCTCTTCGCCACGGTGGCCAAAAACCCGAACCTGCAGTGCAACTTTACCCCCAGTGTTTCGGGGGCGCAGAACCCCTATCTGCGCATCCGCCTGCGTCGGCGCAACACTACGCGGTCCGGGGCGCAGATGTACTGGGCGAACGAAGATGGAGGCTTATCCGAAGCCCGGCGCATGGCCTGGGCCATCAGCACTACCACCACGGACTGGCAGGACATTGAAATCGATCTCTCCGGCCATGCCGGATGGAACGGCAAGAACATGTATGCCATCCGCCTGGATATGATGAACGCCGCCGACACGACCGGTGAAATCGACATCGCCTACATCGCACTGGGAAGGCGATCGGCGGCTGCCTCGGCGCAAGCGGTATCCAGCCTCGACAGTGTTGTAACGCAGCAGGGCGCAACGCTCACTGCGGAGTCGAAGCGCATCGACGGACTTTATACCTCGGTTGGGGATGCCAATGCGGCCATACAGAGCGAGGCCACGGCCAGGTCCAGCGGTGATGCTGCGCTTGGCCAGCGGGTGGACACCGTCCAGAGCAACCTGGGCACCACCAATGCCTCAGTGCAGCAGATCAGCACGGCCCAGGCCGCACTCGACGGCAAGGTCGGTGCGTCGTACTCGGTGAAACTACAGGTCACGCCGAATGGACAATACTACGCCGCCGGGTTTGGCATCGGGATTGAGCGGGAAGGGGGGATCTTCCAGTCTACCTTCGCTATCACTGCTGACCGCTTTGCAATCATCAACCCCACAGCAAATGGCTTCATCAGTCCATTCGCGATTCAAAATGGCCAGGTGTTCATTGATGATGCCCTGATCTCTAAGTTGGCTGTGCAAAGACAAATTGTCGGTCAGTCGATCAATTCGTCAGAGCTGGCCAATGATGGAACACCGATCATGCGAATGGACTTCGCCTCGGGCACGCTGATCCTGCTCAACAAGGCCGCAACGGCCTACACCGTTTACAACAGGAGGGGTATCGACATGGTCATCAACGGTGTCCGTCGTATCCGCATGGGCGAGTGGGACTGAATCATGCCCAGTGGACTGGAGATTTACGGCTCTGACGGCCGACTGCTCGTCAACATGACGATGTCAATCAGTCAGCATCAAGGAGATGTTGTTACAAACGCTGCCAATGGCGCTGTTGCATTGCCCGCTCTTCCACCCGGCAAGCAACGTTTCTACATCATTGTGACCTTGGTCGATACTCAGCTGTGGAAAGGGAAGAAGCCCGGAGTCACCATATCGGGCAATACCCTTTCTTGGCAGTATCAGCATTCAACTTGGTTCGGTCAGTTCTCTGCGAACTGCCGAATCTATTACGGGTACTATTAGGAGGCTTCATGCCAGTAGGATTCCAAGCCTTCAAGGAGGATGGAAGCCTCCTTTTTGATATCGACTACATCTGCTATGGGCTATTGAAGAGCGGCTACCTGAGCCTGGTGGACAGGTGGGGGCGGTACTACATCCGCTCGGGGAACCTTCCGCCGAATGAGGAGGGGAGCTGGTCTTACAGCCAGCTCCTCGACCCGATATGCGGGATCACGGTAACCGGCGCGATTTCTCCTATCGTTTTCCTGGTAGGTGACGGGAAACCGTGCGGGGAAAGCATCAGTGGAAATGTGCGGACCCTGTACTTTCAAGGGTGCACACCGAACACCAAAGCCTTTGTATTTGATCTGATGCGGGATGTCGGCGAGAGAAGCGGCATGGAGTGCTATGACGCATCCGGGAGAATAAGTTTCACAACAGGCATGCCGCCACTGAACATCGTGGCAACTTTGAATCCGCCGCCCATCAGCCCAACTCAAGTCCCGGGCGCAGACTCCCGAGCAACCCCGTACGTGGGAGGTGCAAATGAAACATCCGGTAGAGAGTGGTCGGGCGGCGATTATAGACAGCCTAAAGGGGTAGTGTTTGTCGGGAGTGTTAGCGGCGAATTAGCCGCCTGCCTGACATTTTCTAGGAGCTGTGCCTTGAATCAAGGATCAGATGTTGGCGATGGGTTGTATCGAGTTGGCGCAAGCGAGGGGTGTGGCGGCTCTCAAAATGGCGTTCGCTTCTTTTTCAGTCCGGCAGTAGCAACAACCGCCACCATATTCGGTAACTCAACTACATCCTGGTTCGACATTCCAACAGATCGCCAGCCACAAGCGCTCGTTATTCGAGCATCTGATTACCCATTTCCATTTAGATAACCCAAGAGGAAACACCCATGCCATATGTAGCTATCAACCTGGCCAATGATTACGACTCGGCCAACAAAACCCGATACGCCACCCAGGAGGAGGCCGACGCCCGAGCCCGCGAGATCCTGAACCAGTTCCCGACCGCGCAGGTATGCGTGGCCCAGGTGCTGAAGGACTACACCGCCAAAGTCTCCATCAGCGCAAAAGATCCGGCAGAGCCAGCACCAGAGCCTGAGGCGTCTGCTGCCTGACGGCGTTCGCAACCACCCAATGCCCGCCCAGCGCGGGCTTTTTTTCGGTGCGCCCGGCAGGGCGC